TTAGCTCAATTCGGGAAACGCAAACCGCGCCACAATTCGGCGCCTCCAAGGCGCGCTCAAGGGGCTTTCGACAACCGCATGTCCGCCGTAGGCGTGGATTACGGTTCCCGCCGAACCGGTTTCCCCAACAATGCCCAGATGTTTGGCCACCGCTCCGGCCTTCATACGAAACAACAGCACGTCCCCGCACATGTCGTTCGCCACATCCTTGGCTTCCAAATTGCGGAGCGCCGCATGCCAAAGCCTCTCAGACCCATGAGCTTCAGACCAATCTTGGGTATAGGCCGGCACAACCTCTGGCTCCGCGCCATTCAGCTCGCGCCACACCCCACGTATCAATCCAAGGCAATCTGTCCCGCCCCCCTTACAGCTCGCCTGATGCACATAGGGTGTGCCAATCCAACGCCGCGCTTCAGATACAACTTGGACACCCCGCGCGCAGCTCATCGCAAGCTCCCTCCACTGTTGCCCGCACTTTGCGTTGGATAACTGGTGACCCAGTCTTCACCGGGCATGTCTGGAAAACCTTGAAAGTTGCGATGGTTGAGAAACTTTTCTCTGCAGCTCGAAAACCGCTTATCACATCCGGCAATCAACAAAATCTCGTCGCCCACCGAAACGTCAATCTGCAGACCTTCCCACAGTTCAATCTGACGTGCACCATTTTCAGAAATCCAATCCCGCTTTATGAGGCCCTGCATTCCTTGAGCACTGCCGGTCAACACCTGCAGTTGTCCGCGCGCAAACCACCCCTGCTCAAATCCGTCCACCACCCCAAAATCAAACAAGCGTCGCTCTGTAATTTTCGCGGCAACCGCCTGGATCTGAAACCCAGGTGACGCCACATCGAACCGACAGGACACATCGCCAAGAACCGCTGAGCAAGGCCGCTGATACACCCGCCCCCGTGGGATGTTTAAGCGCTCTGAAAGGCCGCGCAGCTCTGCAATGAAAGCCCCGCCAGACCGCCGTATCTCCCCAATGGAGCCGCGAAATATCACGCTGCGCTCAGCAACATCCGCCCAGTTCACCATCCATGCGATCACCTCCGCGTCGTCCAGGCGCCCGGCCTCGATGTCTTCGTCAGTAACCGCTGCATCGCACAACATGCCAACAGCCTCGGCATTATCGACCGACAGGCCAGTGCCTTGCTCAATTGCGCTTGCGGTCAAACCAGTTTCGGCTCGAAAATCAAATCCCTCAAACGCCAGATCGCAATCATGATCCGTGAAACCAAGCTTAACGCCGTCTTTGCGTGTGATGCCCCACGCGCGCGCCACCGTGGTTTCCCCACTCTGCAAATGCACCAATAGTTCAGCTTGAAACCCCATCAGATCCGCACCTCGATCACCGGCACATTGGGCAAATCTCCGGCTTTAAAGCCCGCCAGGCTTGTTTGAATGCTGTCGGCGTCAAATCGCACCGGCACATCAAATTCATACCCGGCAGTGATCTGCGCACCGAACGCTGGCGGACTGTTGAATGTCACCACGCCCGTCGTCAGCTCAACATCATAATCCTGACCTTCTTGCTGGGCTTCATTGTCCAAGCCAATGGTTACCGACCCATCCACCGGTTTTCGGATCGGCCGCTCATAGATGTGCTCACCCGAATGGTAGGTTTTAATAAGCTGAAACACGGTGGTGACATCGTCGCCCTGCGCTATCACCTGATCGCGATAGTCCACGCCCTTGGACGCCGCACAGGATTTATGATCTGCCCAGTCTTTCCAACGGAAGCCATGTAACTGCCCTCGGCGCGCCTCAAAAAACGCAATCAACGTTTCTACATCGTCAAGCGATCGCATGCCCATGCCAGCATCATAGCGCCGCCGCGAATGGGCCCAAGGCGTGTTGCGTTCTTCAAATCCGTTGACCAACGTGACAACCTCAGTCCGCCTCTGCGGCCCCCCCAAAGACCCAAAACTCAACGAGGCTGGAAATCGCACTTCATGAAAACTCATAACTGTCTCCTATCGGTTGCGGTTGGACCGCCCCAAAGCACGGCTCATCTGAGTTGCAATCTGACTTTGAGATCGGCGAAATCCTTCGACATCCGGTGTTGTGATGTTCATCACCACCTGTACGGAACCGCCATTTCCCTCGCTGCGCACCCCTAGCTTGCCGTCAGCCCCGCGCGACAATGGCAAGATCGCTTCTGGCCCGGCTTCACCCATTAGCCCACGACCGCCCCGCATTGGAAACGTCACCGGACCACTCACCACGCCACCATTGGCAAACGGCATCACCCGCCCCTGCGTAAACGGCGCGCCATCCCCAAACGGCAACAGGTTTTCAACCAGACCGCCAATCCCAGACGTCAGCACTTTTCCAAGTTGATCAGTCACCGGCTTCATCGCCGAATTATACGCCGCATTGGCCACGGTCTTCGCCACGTTCTTCAGTGCATCCGATAGGGTCACGCCGTCAAAAACCAACCCATTAAAGGCTTTGCGCAAATCTCGACTGAAGCTTTTCTCCAATGTCGCCACATCTTGACCTGTCGCGCCCAGCACCTTTTGCATATTGCGCAATTCGCCATCAAACCCCGCCACCATCTCGGCAGCCTGCCCCAAACTCGCCTCCAGCGCGTCCACTTGTCCTTCAAAAACATCGATTTCATCCATTATCTGACCCTTCCACTCCGTCGGGGAACGTCTGCATCAAACGCTCAAATCCGCTTCTCGACAGACACATCTCCTCAAAACCAGGCCCCATCATCACCTCTAGCTCTGCGGGTGTGAGCTGCCAAAACTCCGCAGGTTTCAGGCCAAGTTGATGAATCCCAGCCCTCAAAAGGTTGGGCCAATCAAACGTCGCCATTGTTTGACACCTTCAATGGCCCAAACGCGCGCGCCAGCAGCTGTGCCGCCACCTTAGCAGCCTGTAGAACGCCGCCCTCAATCTCCGCCTGCAGCAGATCGCCGGCCGCACCCTGCCATCCGCCACCGCGCAACCCAGCCACAATCAGCGCCAGCACATCGCGTGATGCAAAGGCCCCGCTTTCAAAGCGGGCGATCAATAACACCAAAGTGTCCTCACCCAGTCCGGCCTCCAGCTCCGCCAGCGCCCCAAGTGTAAGCTTGAGCACATGCCGTTGCCCGTCGATTGTCAGCGCAACTTCGCCTGCATACGGATTGGCCATGCTCACACCGCCGTAAAGCTCAGTGCCCCTGCACTGGCCATCGCCATTTCATAAGTTGCTTCGCCATTGTGGCTGCCGGCATAGTCAATCGAGGTAATCTGGAACGCGCCTTCTACAACACCGAAATCCGGAATAATCACTTGAAAATCAGGTGTTTCGCCGTCAAAGAATATCTGGCGGGCCCGTTCATCTGTGTTGGTATCCTTGAACACGCCAGACCCGCTGATCCCGGCTGATTTCATACCCGCCCCAGACAACAATTCTCGCCAGCCGCCTTGGCTTTCCAGCGACGTCACATCTACGCTTTCCGCGTTAAAACTGATCCGCGTCGCCCGCAGGCCCGCCACGGTTTCGAACTGACCCGCCCCTGTCAAATCCACCTTAATCAGAAGGTCCTTGCCATTTTGCGCACCCATGAATTCTCTCCAAACTAGCTATGATTGTCTTCTACCCGCGCCGCAAACCGCAGATCCACCCGGCGCAGGTTCTTGCGTGTGTCACGCTTGGCGACCGCCCGATCAAATCGCAGATACACCAGTCGACCCCGGCTCAGTGTCAGATCTGCATCCACCAGAATATCGCTCACCGCCGAAGCCGCGCTCTTCACTTTGGCAAACCCGCTCGCATCACCGATCACCGAGATCACAAACCGATGCTCTGCTCCGCTCCCGTCACTGTCGGAGCGATCCGAAACGGTTTCGGCCCCAATCGAAACAAACAATGACGGGACCTTACCGTTTGGTAACTGATCAAAAATATTCATCCCCACCAGGGCATTGAGTGCCTCATCCGCGGTCAAAGCCGCATAAACCGCGGCTTGCAGCGCTGCGCCTGCCCCGTAACTCATACCGCCACCTCCTCGGTTGCATGGCAAACCAAATAGCGCCCAAGCACATCCCGTTCAGTCACCGCATCGATAAAGAAAATCCGATCCCCCTCGCGCAACCGACAGTCCGCTGTAGGACGTCGCTCTGCGCCAAGGGGTGCACCACGCAACGTGATCCGGTATTTTCTGGCGGACAGTGATATCGCCCCACCATCGGCCGCCCGCCCACTTCTGGCGACGACCTCTGCCCATACAGACCCGAGTGTCTCCCATGTCAGTGCAAACCCGCCTGCCCCATCCGGCGCCGACACGGGCCGTTCAAGCAGCAAGCGCCGCGACAATGTCACCGCACCGCTCATGACACACCGCCTACAGTCAGGCGCAGTGCACGGTACCGTTCCAGTAAGCTAACTACCCCAAACGGCATACATCCCTCGCTCAACGTGGTTTCTTGCCGAAACTCGTAGAAATGCGCCGCGAGGAGCAGCACTGCCTGACGTAGATCCGCAGGAACACTCGCCCAGGTCGACCCAAATCCAGCGACAAAGCGCACAATGGCGCGGCCGCCGTTTGGGACCATAGGCAAGGCACCGGAAATGCCTCGCAAACATGGGCGATGGCCATCTCTGACCAATTGGTAAGCGCTTGGTGCGACCGTCACTGATCCGTCCTGCGCATCCTCCAACACCACATCCACAATCTCGTTGACCGGTGCAACTGGCAGTCCCTGCGCCACTCCGTCTTGCCAGCCGTACACTGTCCACACAAAAGACTGTTGAAAGAGTACCTTGCCGGTGCGCGCCTCAATCGCGCTGATCGCTGCGCGTAGAAAGCTCTCCAATACGCTGTCCTGCAACGTGTCGTCGGAAAACCCGCTGCCCAACCTTAAATGGTCCCGGAACTCTTGCACCGGCAGCGCCTCTGTTGGCACCGAAGTCTCTTCGACTAACATCATGGAACAACTCCAAAATTTTCGATGGTCTTTGTTGGACGCGCGTCCTCACGTTGCTTCAACGGAGGGGACAGGCCAAACAACGTGACGTAGTCCGACGCGCGCCCGGATGACGGCGCCAAAGCGCCCCACCCACCCAAGTAATCAGCTCACTGCGAAGCGCAGAAGTTTGATTGCAGCAAAGTCACTCACATCGCCACCAATGCGTTTGGTGGCATAGAAAAGAACATGTGGCTTGGCGCTGAACGGATCCCGCAGCACACGCAAATCCGGACGCTCCGCCACCGTGTAACCTGCCGTAAAATCACCAAAAGCAATCGCATCCGCGCCGCTGGCAATGTCTGGCATGTCCTCAGCAATCAGCACCGCATAGCCGAGGAGCCGCGCAGGTTCTCCCGCTGCCAAACCGTCGGACCACAAGAACCGTCCGTCGCCATCTTTCAGCTTGCGCACCGCGCCCGCTGTTTTTGAGTTCATCACAAAGCTGCCGTTGGCGCGGTATTGCGCCCCAAGCGCATAAACCAGATCCACCAGCGCATCTCCGCCGCTGAATTCCCCCTCCACGCCAGTCACCACATAGCCGATATTGCCCCAACTCCAGCTGGCCTCAGCCACTGTCGGGTGGGTCAAAATTCCGGTTGGCTTATCCACGCCATCGCCTGTGATGAACGCCGCCGCTTCTGCACGGGAAAATTTGTCCGCAATACGCCCAGCCAGCCAGCCTTCAATGTCAAACGCGCTGTCATCCAACAGACGTTGAGACGCCTTCGGCAGGGCTGACAACTCATGCAAAGGAATGGCGATGCGCTCAATCGTTGGCGTGCCGGTTTCCGTAGTTGCGCTGGTCTCATCTGCCCATCCCGCCCCGGTCTCTGAGCTGTCGATCAGCACGTCATACGAGCCCGCCTCAACCGTCACCACATTGGCAATTGCACGGATACTCGCCGTGCTGTTTAGCACCGATTTGATGGCCTCCGCCGTTTGCGGATCAATCAAGTAACCGCCATCACTATTTACCGACGTAGACATGGCTTTGCCTTCCAGTTCCAGCCCGCGAAGCCCATCGTCTTCGCCGGTGCGCAGGTAGTCATCAAAGGCTTTCTGATGTGGAGCATCAAAGTCGGTTGCCGCCGCCAGATGCGGGCGCGCCATTTGTGTTGATGTGCGTTCAAGCATGGTCAATCGCTCTTTCTGTTGTTTGATTTCCGCGTGAATATCACCCCGAAAGGCCCTGAAATTAGACACAAACTCTGCCACAGCAGACTTCATTTCCTGGACCGGAGACACGCCTTCTCCGATCCGAGACTCGGTCTCGGTCTTACCCATCATCCTGTTCCTATTCTGTCGTTTTAGCGCTTACAGCGCCGTCATCTCGCGGCTCGCGTCTCGCAAAGTGGCCGCAACCTCCCGAAAGGGCTGCATCCCATCCTCCTTAGCCGCCAACCGCGCACTGGCCAGCATTGGAAAGGTCACAAGCGACACCTCCCAGAGGTCCAGTTCCATCAAGAGCCGCTGGCCTTTGCTGTTCTTGGTGGCCTTTTTTGTGCGGTAGCCAATCGACAGCCCGTCAATTGCCCCCGCCGTTATCAAGGCTGCGGCCTCACGCCCTTTTGCAATGCTGTCCAACAACCGCCCCTTGACCCAAAGCCCGCGACTGTCTTCGCGCACCTCTTGCCAAAGTCCGATGGGCTGCGCGGGATCATGTTGCCATAACATCTTAACCTGCCGCCCCTCTCTAGAGAGCCGTTCCAACGAGGCACCATAGGCGCCTTTCTGAACCACATCACCACCTTGATCCGCCGCGCCAAACACGCTCGCATAGCCGGCAATCACCTGGTCATCTCCAATGCTCAGCCCGTCGCCAAACCGCGCAAACTTGCGTTCCAATCCGCTGTCTTGCATCACACTCTCCTCACTCATGGTGCCACGCTCAGGATGGATTGCACCGCCTGTGCCAGGATCACCCCAACAACGCCATAAACCGCCAACCACAAGCGCCGCTCCAATCGCTCAATCAGCAATTCGATTTTGTCCAGACGTCGGTTCAATCCATCAAACTGCAATTTTGCCACCCTTTCATGCGCTTCCAGCCGCAGCCCCGGCGCACAATCAAAACTCTCAAACCCAAATCGCTGATCACCCATCCGCAGCCTCATCCGGCGCGGCCGGCAAGCCCAACAACTGCCGCTTCTCAACCTCGGACAAAAACGCCGCCCCGGAGACCCGCGCCCATTGGGCATCCCGTTCCGGTGCCAACGCAGGCACCTGATCCAAATCCGGCTTTAGCGTGATCTCTTCCTGTACAAATTTGGCCAGCCAAGTGCCCACCGCCGCTGTCACCCGTGAGGCCAAGGGCAGTACCGTCAGACGATAGAATGCCCTATGCGCTTCCTGATAGTTCGCATAGGTCGCGTCCCCCGGTATGCCGAGCAGCATCGGCGGCACTCCAAAGGCCAGAGCGATCTCCCGCGCAGCGGCATCTTTGGTTTTGTGAAATTCCATGTCACTGGGCGAATAGCCCATCGGTTTCCAATCCAGCCCCCCTTCCAGCAGCATCGGCCGCCCCGCATTGCGCGCGCCCTGATGATGGCTTTCCATCTCACTTACCAGTCGGTCATATTGATCAGAGGAGAGGCTGCCCTGCCCTTCATGGCCTTTGTAAACAATGGCTCCGGACGGCCGCGCTGCATTGTCGAGCAGCGCTTTGGACCAACGCGACGCGCTGTTGTGCACATCCATCGCCATGGCGGCTGCTTGCATCGGGGATAGCCCATAATGGTCATCTTGTGGGTGGAAGGTTTTAACGTGGCAAATTGGGGAGTACCCCCCAACCGCAAACCGATGTTTGCGTGCACCGACCGCATATTCGTACCCCACTGGCCAGCCATCCGCGCCGGGCACCACGCTCATGCGATCAGACCGCAGCACGTGCAATTCCACTGGCGTACCCGCGTCGCCGCCAACGGCTTCAACATACCCATCCCCGGACAGCAGAATCTGCCCATAGAGCGCCTCAAAGAGCTCCGCCTGCCCCTGCGCCCCATTGGGCGCCCGCAGCAACGACAACACTGGATGTGTGTCATACCGTTGACGCTGATCTTGCAACACAAGTGGCAAAGCGGCAGCGGCTTCTGCAACCATGCGGACAACCCGAAACCCAACGGGATTGCTTGCAAAACCAGTCCGTGTCAGCGAAACTGTGTCCCGCGGGCTCCAGGCCACGCGCCCTGCACTTTGGTAGGCCAACACTTTACCTGTCGCACTGGCCTTCAACTGCGGAACCGTCTCTGGTGCCTTCCCTTGGAAAATCTTCCCTAGCATGCTTTGCCGCTCCCGGATCTCTGCGCCGCATTTTGCAGCCCGCTCGTCTCACTCTGTCCGCTTTGGACACCCACAGTTCTGAAGTATTTGTCTTAAATTGAAACTTGTGGTGCGTGCGCTGCCTGTTGCGTCACAGCTCCCGCAACTGCGGACGTCGCCAGTGCGCCGACGGCTCCACGATCAGCTCGTGCAACGCCCAAACCAACGCATCCACACGGTCCGGGCTGTGAGAACCGACATAACCCTGCGCTGTCATCAAACACATCTGATCTTCCAAATCCCCCAATCCGGCGCGGTGGCGCACCCGGCCTTGCTCATAAAGTGCCGCCACAGGTTCGGCCCGGGCTGCTTTGCCCCGGCTGGCCCGCACCGCCTTGAAGGGCACAAGCGGGTCCACTTGGTTGATCACTGATTGTACCAGATCGCCGCCCTGATTGACCTCTGCAACCAAACGATCCGCACCCCAACTCTCCATCGCTGTGAGCGCTACACGCGCCCACCCGTCTGGCGTGGCGGCCCGCACACTTGCGTCATCCAGCACATAGGCGCACCACTCTTGCACGGGTCCTTTGGTGACCGCTCCAACCACCACGATCCCGCATTCATCGCTGCTCGCATGGCCCGTAACCGGTGGGTCCACCGCCACCACTATCCGATCCAATTCCAGCAAATCACCACATCGCAATCCGTCGAGCTGTGCCCGCGTCCAAAGCGCCCCTTCCGCATCTTCCAGCAACACGCCTTCCAACTCTTGCCGCCCAAGCCGCGTGCCGGCATATCTTGCTTCCACTTCGGCCAAAAAACTCTCTGCAAGATTGGCGCGATTGGCCTGAGTAGGCGCAGAGGTTTGCACTGTACTGTCCACCTTCAAGAGTGCCTTCAGCACCCCCACATTACGCGGTGTTGTGGTCACCACCTGTTGGGGGTTGTCGCCAAGCCGCAGCGCAAATTGCAACATGTCCCATGTTTCTTGGCCATTGCGCCACTTTGCCAGTTCATCAACCCAAGCCGCATCAAACTGCGGCCCGCGCAAACTCTCCGGATCATGCGCTGAAAACGCCTGTGCCATCGCCCCATTGGGCCAGACCAGTCGCCGCCGCCCCGCTTCCCAAACAGGCCGCCGATCCGGCGGCGCGCAGGCAATCAATCCGCTCTCTCCAAAAATCATCACCTCACGCACCTGGTCGATGGTTTCTCCCACCAAAGCCACCCGCCGCACGCGGCCCGCATCCAGCGGTTTTGCTCCCTCAACAACACGGCGCACCCATTCAGCCCCCGCGCGCGTCTTTCCGGCGCCACGGCCTCCCAAGATGACCCAAGTCTTCCAGTCGCGCTCCGGAGGCAATTGATGTGGCAACGCCCAAAACTCAAACAAAAAGGGGAGCGCCAAGAGCTCCCCTTCCGTCAGGCTGTCCAAAAACTCAGTCTGTACCGCGTGCGGCTCGGAGGCGATCCAAGCGGCGCCCGATCGCAGATCGCGCGGCATCGAGATCAAGCGGGGCATGCCCCGGTTCCCTGTTGTTTGTGTTGCGCTGGTCAATGTCTCTCTCCATCATAAGAGCCAGTCGTGTGCACTGCCGCACCTGTGCCAAAACCCGACCTCCGGCCTTTGTTGCTTTGGGCCCATCGCTTTGCAGCGCAAACCTCAATTGCTCCAACTCGCCAGTCACCTGTCGCAACATCATCTGCAACGTGTCCAGTTCCCGATCCAGTGCGCGTCCACCCGAAGGCGTGAAATGTTGTGTCATTGCTGCTCTTAGCCTCTCATGCGCAGTTGTCCCTCCGCACAAACCCCACGCGACAGGTCTTCTACCCGCCGGTCGCACTACCCGTCCAACGTGTGGGTTTAGCCAAGGGCATCTAACACAATTCTGTCAAAAACATCAATATTAACATAGTTTTCAATATGTTAACCGTAAGACCTCTGATGTTGCACCACACCGAAACGCAGTGTTTCCAAATCGGATCTCTACCGCCCAATTTGTGCCCTTATCAAAACCTAAACCTTTATGTGGTGGGGTAAAGTTGGACTATATAAGGGGAACTTAGATGCGTGTTTCTGCCAAAACGACGCCATCTTGGTCCATTAGACTGTCACTTGCCGCTGCGTGTTTCTTCGGCACGGTTCAGGCAGGCCCAGCTTCTGATGGCACCAGATCAACGTTTCAATTGCCGTCCACAATCCTCACTGAGGTTCTGCCCGACTAGGGCTTTGTGGGCCAACAAACACCAACGCAAACAAAAACGCGGCGCTCAAAAAGCGCCGCGTTTTGTGACTCAATCAAACATTTGCTTACTGATTGGCGCGTTCCGCCTCAATCTTACGCCATGCCGCAACATTCTGGTTATGCTCGGCAAGGGTTTCGGCAAACGCGTGACCGCCTGTGCCATCCGCCACAAAGAAGATATAGGGCGTTGTATCCGGGTTGGCCGCCGCCTCCAGGCTTGCACGACCTGGATTGGCAATGGGCGTTGGTGGCAGCCCTTCGATCACATAGGTGTTCCACGGAGTTTCGCGCCGCAACTCACTTTGACGCAAACCACGCCCCAGCACGCCGACGCCTTCGGTCACACCGTAGATCACCGTTGGGTCCGTTTGCAGGCGCATGCCTTGGTTCAAACGATTGGTGAACACGCTGGCCACCTGGCGCCGCTCTTCTGCCACGCCGGTCTCTTTCTCGATGATCGAGGCAAGGATCAACAATTCGTAGGGCGACAGCAGTGGTACATCTGTGGACCGGCTTTCCCAAGCAGCCGCCACAAGAATCTCCTGCGCATCCGTCATCCGGTCAAGCACGCTTTGCCGTGTATCTCCAACCCGCACCTCGTAGCTATCCGGCGCGAGGCTGCCCTCCTCAGGCCGCTCTATCTCACCTTTCAACAACTCAATGCTATTCAGCGTGTCCATCACTTGCCAGCTGGTCACACCCTCAGCCACCGCAATGCGATAACGTGTGTCAGCCTCTCCCCGCACACGGGTATAATCCGCCGGTGTTTCGTCTTCCGCTGGATTAAACGCCGCCACTTCAACAAATCGGCCGGTTGCCGGATCAAGCTCGCGCACCTGCACGGTTTTGCGCGTCACACCAATGCGGTACACCACCTCAGTACCGCAGGTGCTTGCGCCGCCGCGCGTGACGATGTCGACAATCTCTTCCATCGACGCCCCGGCTGGCACAAGGAACGCACCCGCCTTTAACTTGTCGGCTTTGTCCGCGTAATCTGCGCCCAAACGGAACAAGATGCCGCTGGCAATTGCCTCTTTGTCTTCAAGGTATTGCGACACGCGGCTCATGTTTGAACCAGACTGGACCCGCACGCAAACAGGCTCGTTCAAAGGCCCTTCGGCGCGATAGGTTGATTGTCCAAAAAGGATGACGCCCCCCAATAGGAAGAGCGCCACAATCAGTAGAGTAAGTGCGTTAGACGCAACTGCACGCCACAT